CTCCTCGACTCGAGGATCGACCTGCTGAGTCTGTTGAACGGGTTGCGGCTGCTGATAAGTCGCCTGTTGCGTGGCCTGCTGCTGTTGCAGGTAGGCCTCGCGCTGGGCATTGGCCATTTGGATTTGATTATTTTCCAAGGTCAACGCGGTTAGGCGCTGCTGGGCCTCGGTTTCGGTGTCAACGTCGCCCTCTTCACGCGCTTTGCGGATGATTTGCTTCAGCGCAACGGCTTGGGTCTCGACCCGGTTCTGCGCTTCGACCAAACGCTCGGCATCGCTTCTGACGTACCGCTGCTCAAGCTCCTGGGCTTTCGCCTGAACCTGTTTGGCGTAACTCAAAGCAGCCTCTTCCCTGCGCTGCGTCTCTCGCAACCGTGCGGTCAGCTTGTCAATGCGCTTTTTGACCTTGTCGCTGTAGTCATCCAACTCCGCCTTTTCAGCGCGGACGGGAGAACCGTCAGGGGAAGGCTCTTCAGCCACCTCAACCGTGGCGGGATTCTCATCCTCCCCCACGTTGTATTCCAACTCTTGATCAGACATAAGGAAATCTCCTGGTTACATGTGCAAGATGTCTTCGGGGTCATTGAGCACGCCCAAGACCTCGTCGTCATTGATCAAACGGATCTCTCCGCCGTCAATCGGGATGCGCGCACCGGCATAGCGACCAAAGATGATCCAATCCCCCTCCGCGCACCACGGGCCGGAAGGAAACTTGACCTCATCTTGGTACGCCAACGACCCTACCTTCAGCACATAGCCACAGACCGTGCCTAGTTGCTGTTTCTTTTGGGTTTCGTCGGCCAGCACGATGCCGCCTTTGGTGCGCTCCGCGCCGCGGTAAGGCAGGATCGCGATGCGCCAGCCTGTCGGGGTGGGGATACGCTCCAGAACGGAGGCATCTAGCTTCTCGGGCTTGAAGCCCTCTTCGGTATACGCGTCATCCAAGGTCGGCACCTTGTTGGCTTCCTCTTCCTGCCACTTTTGTTCAAGGGCAGTGAGGGGTTTGGCTGCGCTGCTCATAAGTCTCCTCTAGATTGAAAAACCGTCATCGTCCGTCCGGGACTTCAAAAGCGCCTTCACGGATTCTTCGGCCAGCTTCAATCCTTCGAGACGACCCATCATGTAGCGATAACGCTCCATGTCAGCGATCGTGCCGTTCAGGATGATTTCCTCTGAACTTTGTCGCAACTTTCTAATGTCTTTTAGAACTGCGTCCGCAAATTCAAGCATGGTTTAGTTCCATGAAAAGCAGGCGATTTTGCGCACCGCCCGAAGCGCTTCAACTTAGTATATCTTAACTTTTTCGTTGCCGTCTCGCTTCTTTACGGTGCGGACGGGGCCCATCACGCCGCCTTTGCTTTTCTTTTGAGGCCGGCCAGCTTCCGAATACGCAATCGCCGCGGCTTGTTTTGATGCCGCACGCTTACTCTTTGGCTTGCTTGTCCCAATTTTGCCAGTGCGACCAAAGGAGGACATGATCTCTCCAATGTTTTCACTGATCACCTTCTTGCTTCGACCCTTTTTAAGCGGCATATCAGCCTCCTTGTACCTTAGCGGCCTGTAGCTGCAGCTTCTGTTGGTCAATCTGCATGGACTGCTGCGCTTTTTGCGTATCGAGCTGCAGTTTCTGCTGATCCAACTGCATTTTGGCTTGATCTGCTGCAGCACGCTGCTCGATTTCCATGCGCTTGAGCTCGACCAACGGATCTTCGCCCGCGCCTTCGCCTGAAAGCTGGGAAGAAAGACCCTTCATCTCCTGCATGTAGGTCGCGCACTTAATCGCGACCATGCCTTCTTTCTGCAGAGGCGATACCATGCGATCGGGATCCGTGCCGTACATCTTGAAGAGATCCACTTCCACGTCCTCTTCGGCCTTGATGCGTAAATGTTCAAGCACGTGTTGCTGAAGCTCCATGGCCGCCATCGGATTGGCCTGGATGCTCGGGGACATGCCCATCATCAAGTGAGAAACGATGTGCGCATCGTGTTGTTGACCCGCAAACGCCTTTAACTTCATCCCGTTCAACACAGAAGAGTTCTCGGTCAGGGGGTCGCGAGGCATCTGGTTGTTTTGAGGCAGCAGGATGCCGTCGATGTCACGCACGTTCAGTGCCGCATACACGCGATAGTACGCTTCGTACATGTTGTGCATCTGCGGGGCGCTTTGCGCCATCTGCAACTGCATCTGTGCTAACTGGATACGCTGCGCGGTGCTGAAAATGTTGGGGTCCGCTACCGGCAGGACCGACACCATCTTGTCGAAGTCCGCTCGTTTGACCTTTCGGCTCGCTCCCGGCACGTCGTAGGGGTATTCGTCTGGCAAGTACATGCCAAACCCCTCGAACAACAGCCGGAACTCCAAGGACTGCGCGTAATGCAGGCGCTTGTGGATCGCCGACATGACCATGGAGCCGCGTTCCAGCAACGCAAGCGTCGTTCCGACTTGCGCGTACTGATTTCCGTCGCCCACTTGCATGTCCGCGGTGCTGGAAAGGCGTTTTCCAGCGTCTACCAAGAACCCCAGCAGGGCAAATAGCACCTGACTCGGTTCTTTGTACGGTAGCGGCAAGAGGGAGGCCGAAAGCTCTGCACCGCCAGCGTCAATGTCGCGCCATTCGCCGGGTTGGATGGGATCTGAGTCGTCCGCGATCCGTGCGCCCTTGGCTTTGAAGCCCGCAGGGAGGTTTGAGAGCGTTCCGGCGTCGATCAACTGCCGTAATGCGCTCGAAGCCGCTTTGGAAAGGCCTCCAATCAGGTGCACAAAGCCCAAACCGTACGCGCCGGGGCCTTCGACCAGCACGTAATGGACAAAATAATTGCGTCGGCGCTTGAGTTCGTCCTCTTCGCGCCAGTTTCGCCGAATTCCCACGATTTTTAACGTGTCTTCGGCCATCGTAACGACATACGGGAGCTTGATCCCGGTCGGTTCGCCGTCTTCGCCCACGTCTTCAAAGCCCGGAAGGTCCAAATCGACCAACATTTCCAGCAAAAACACCTCTCCGGCAGCGTCCGTGGGTTGCACGCCGACCGCTTTGTCAATTGCCGCTTGGATTTGACTCGGATCCGCGGGCGTGGGCTCTTCTTCCACAGCAATGTCCAGGTATTCGCCCGCCAAAACGCGCTTTTTGAACTCGTTAGAGTCCATCGCGATGCGATGAGTCAGCCTCGAACACTGCGAAACAACGCTGGATCCGTTGTACGGGATGTAAATGTCGTCCGCGAGGCACAGTTTGGAGACCATTCGACCCAGTTGATGGTCGTAATAGACCTTTTTAAAGGTCGATCCGCCGTATCCGGTGTAGTACAGGAGCTGATCAAACTCCGGTGTGTACTCTTCCATCACCGTCGTGATCTGATAATTCATGAAATCCTGCACGCGGGAGGCTTGCTGGAACTTATCCACGGTCTCCTTGCCTAAAACTTGCGTGCGAACAGGGCCTCCAGCGGGTATCAGCTCCTTGAAGGCCTGCGATTGAAACTGAATGATCGCCTCTTGCAGCATCGGATGGGTCGCACCGGCTGCGCCACGGAAGGGTTTGGTCCGCTCTTCGATGCGCAGGCCCAGCAAATCCAGCCCCTTGGCGTACATCTGCTCCCAATCCGACCGCGAACCCTTGTCCGCCTCGAACATAGCGGACACGTCCAGCGCAATAAACGAAAGATCAGCAGGATCCACCACCTCGGCGAGGTTGGCGTAGAAGTCGATTTCCTGCGCTTCGCTCTCGCCAATCTCGACTACCGCACCACCTTCCTCATCAAGAACGATCTCGATGTCCGGCATCGGCGCCTCTTCGTCGGCGATCACCAAAATGCCGGTGTCCGGGGCTTGGTTGAGAGCTTTGTCAATTGGCATGTTGTAATCCTAATACGTTTCGGGCGGGAAGGCTACTCTGGGCCCTCGGCATTATTTTGTCGCTGCTGTCTGCGTTCAGCACGACGCAGTTCTCGTAGCTGCTGACGCGCGGCTTTTTGTTCAGGGGGCTCCGCAGCTTTACGGGCGGCTACACGCTCTTTGACCATGGCACTGTGACGTGCGTTTAACTCTTCAATCGTGGCAAAACGCACACCCTCGTCTTGCAGAGACTTTAAGACCTCGGGAGCAACATGCGTTGCCATTTTGGTGTTGATCCAGTTTTGCGTTGAAGCAGTGTCCCTCAAGTCTACAAGATCCGCGTTTCGTAGTTCCCTTGTGTCATCCCACTTTTGGCTTCTGACAAAGTCTTGGACGAAGGGGATGTATCTAGCGTTGGGCTTTAGATCGGCCTTCCCTTTGATCTGAAGAATGGTTTTAGGTAGTGCTTGGTATTCCGGCGATTCCTTAACTATT